GCATGTCTACTCAATACGCAGCGTAGAGTAAGTTAATCTAAACGATAAGTCAACTTACGCCTACGTATATATATGCGGTAAATGATGTAGAAGGTCAACGGCAGAGGTAGACATGGCATACTTTGGCCCTGGACCTGGATTTGCATATGGACTTGGTCCTTGCATTGGATATGGAATTGGTCTTGGCATTGGATACGGCGGATGTGAATCAGGTACAAATGCACTCTTACTTGCACTTGCGGTAGGAGCAAATGGTCGTCGTGGCTCCTATGGTTACGGATGTGATCGGTTATATGGACAAGGAAATGGATTTACTGCAGGCCTCACAGCCGCAGCACTTGCCAATCAAAATCAATCATCCTCCGCGTCATCTATTGCGGCCATTGTCGCATCCACATCCGCGAACAATACCGCGAACCTGGCTAACTTTCAAGCCTCCATTTCTGCTCAACAGGTCTCTGCTGCACGAGCAGCAGCCTCTGCGTCCGCAGCATCCGCCGCCGCCGCAGCATCCTATGCCGCCTCCGCTGCATATCGCCGTTAAAAGAAGAGACTATAGACTTTTTGATTCTGCGGCGCCCGACCTTTTTTCATGATATAGTCTTTGAAGATCTTCTTCTTGACTTGATCACGAGGGCGAGCCGAATCAACCTCCGCAGCGATCGTCGTATATAGGTCAAAACTCGGATATTTCTCATCACCTTCTTCATTAATCAGAATATTCTCTCCTGACCGTGTAACCATCCAACTCCATAGCAGATTATATAGTTCAGACTGTGTCTCACGAATCTCCAGTCCAGGCTCACGAGATAGGATCGCACCATCAGGCCTCATCGTAGGCTGTTCAGGAAAGATGCCCTCAAAAAGACTGACTGCAAGCCGTGACAAATCAAAGGAGGCGTTCGGATAGACTTCGGGTTTATCCTCATGTTTGAACGGACCGAAGTTATACTGCGTTGCCGCATCATTCCCAGGCATGAAATCATCACTGTAAATCACCTCCTGCTTCAAGCGGAAAATGGCGCGACCGAAATCAATGATTCGCAGAATCTTTCCATACGTCGGTACTTTCCAGATTGTCCCATCGCGACACGAATAGTATAAGAAAGGCTTATCCGTTGCTGACCAGACAATGTTGTTTGTGTGGAGATCATTGTGAGTAAAGGAAAGTGTTGCCTGGGCCACGCAAAGTCCAGCAATAATCTGAAAGATCCAGGCTGTCCACTTCGCCTCCCATTCGGTCGTCCCAGGTTTTGCCTCAATGAGAGAATGATCCTCCAGAAACGCATCAATCACACCATCGTTCATTTCAAGGTACATCACGGCAGCAGGAAAATCACAGACTTCAAGGGCAAGTTTAGGATCCTCGGATCCCTCAGAGTTGGACCCGTCCGATTCAGACGGTTCAGAGGATTCATGAGAGTGAAAACTTAAATCATCTGCCGTGCGCATACTCTTTGCCCCATCATCAGACCTTTCATCCATGTCTGAGAGTTCATCATCATCCTCAGATAAATCGGCCGTCGTGTCCGATCCAGTCACAGAGTTATAGTCGCCATTAATGAAGGAAGGACATTCTGAAAAGTCTGCTTCTGCCTCGGCCGGCTCCACCACAAGGCGACATTTGTTCGCGCGAATACCCTTCCAGAACCACACATTGTTTCTGTAACTTGAATACTCTTCGCTGATATCATATTCATAGGTATCTACGAGGCCAGAGAAGGATCCGTAAAAAAGAGGAAAATGAGGGGACATGTCCAGTTCACGGACACGTGATAGACAATAGGAAGCCAGGCACTCCACGTAGGCCTTATTCATGGGATCCTTCATCTTTTTCTGAGTACGAGCGGCAGCCTTTGTTCGTTTGGAATCCACGGAACGTGTATACCTATTCTTGACCCATCGGATTGGATCAAGAATATGAGTGACCTTGCAATAGGCCTGCTTTTCAATGATGGTGTTCGTACCAATCTCCTTGAGGGAAACAGTACAAGGCCCTTTCTGAAAGGAATCCTTCTGTCCCACCCAGAAAAAGGTATGGTCCAGCCAATGGCCTCCCTCCGCTGCGGGTGAACAACGAAGGAAGGCCTGCGCTGGATGATACGTTGTAAGTTCCCGGCATCCAGCCAACTCTTCTTTTTGCTCATCCGTAAAGGGACGATAGACAAGTTTGGTTTCTGGTATTTCAAGAGTTTGAAAGGCCGGATCCCACATTTCTCTTGTCGGAGCAAAGGATTCGCTTATTATACCAAAACGCGTTTCATGATCCTACATAGAATGGCAGCACCCTCCGCCCTTAACGTAAATCTACGAAAGTTCGACATGAAGAAGATTCCTCAGGACGCCGTGGCCGTTTTTATTGGGCGCCGTAGAACGGGTAAATCAACCTTGGTACGCGACCTTCTGTTCCACCACCAAGACATGCCTCTAGGGACGGTGATCAGTGGAACGGAAGAATCTAACAGTTTCTACGGCAAAATGATTCCGCCTTTGTTCATCCACGGCGAGTTTTCACCGGCGATTCTAGCCAACTTCTGTAAACGCCAGAAGTTGATCATGGCGAAAATCATGGGTGAAAAGGCTCAGTTTGGAGAGAACTTCAAGTCACGATTTGACCCGAGATCCTTCATGATTCTGGATGACTGTATGTACGACGACTCCTGGACTCACGATAAGAATATTCGCTACTTGTTCATGAACGGTCGTTGGCTCAAGGTGTTTTTCTTGATTACCATGCAGTATCCACTCGGAATCCAGCCGGCTCTCCGAACGAACGTGGACTATGTGTTCATTCTACGTGAACCCTATGCATCCAATCGTAAGCGCATCTTTGAGAACTATGGATCGGCCTTCCCGAGTTTGGAGTTTTTCTGTCAAGTCATGGATCAATGTACACAGAACTATGAGTGTCTTGTGATTGATAATACATCACAGAGCAATAAGTTAGAGGACTGTATTTTCTGGTACAAGGCTGAGTTTCATCCCGATTTTCGCATTGGTGCACCCGAGTTTTGGCAGCATAGTCAACAGCATTACCGGCACAAGGACGAGGAGGATGTGAATAACTACGATCCGAACTCAAATCGCCGGTTGAAGGGACCTCCAATTGCGATTCGTAAGATATAATAGGATGAATAACGACCTGATTGCATGTCTTTGCATACTTGCCATCGCATGTGCTTTATTGGTATGGTCATCATATGCAGAGTATGAAGGGTTTGTAGATGATGGCCAGCAGCGATGTGGCGTAGATATGGCTCCTTGCCCCATGGGCAAGCGGTGCATGAATGGATACTGTATGTCACAGAATGCTCCAATGCTTCCCACGCATTCTGAAATGACGGTTGAACCTTCCGACTTCAACAATCCTGGTGGATTTCTTCACACTGAGTAGTATACGATGAAGTCAAACTTTTTCGGACTTGGTGTGGCTGCATCCGCACTTGTGATTCTGTTTGTTGTTCTATTGTTTGTTCCGATGATCAAGGGGCAGTTCCCGGCGTTGATCCAGGGCTTTTCTGATTATGAATGCACGCGGAAGGAGCCGTGCCCCGAGGGAACATTCTGCCAAAGCAATGACTGTATCCCCAGGGCGGTTCCTGGCACACAGGAACCTGTAGGCGCCAGTTCATAAATGCGATTTATTTTTTTCCTTTTAGCACAGAGGCTGTTCTAAAAATAAAAAATGGGCTACATGACATTACTCCTCCTTCTTCTGCATCTTGCGCTCAAGGGCAAGGTCCGCAGGGCCTGAAAAGAGACCGTCATAACTGCCAGAGGCAGCAGCAGGCACCCCCTCGCCCTCAGGCGCAGCAGCACCATCCATGCCCTTCACACCCTTCGTCTTGCGCTCGGCACGCTGCGTTGACACGAAGTTCTCACGAGCCTCCTCATTCTCCTTGTACTTCTTCATCAGGGTATTCAACTGATCCTCGGCATACTCCTGATCGGCAACGGAGTTGGGGTCCGGCTCCCACGGAAGCCACTTTCCGACCTCGCCCACAAAGATATTGTGGATCGTATCATTGCGCTGGAGCTTCTTGGAGCGCGCGACGGCCTCACCCTGCTGGGCAAAGACACCGCGGACCTTCAGGCCACGGATCGTCGTTCTGAAGTTGTTCTTGGCATAGAAC